ATATTGTCAATGGTTTTTTATTGTATTTGCGATTTTTATGTGAGGGAAATATGAACGAGATATTGCTACGTATAGAAGCTTTGCGAAAAGCAAAAAAGAAAAATGTCACACAATTATGCAAGGAAGTTGGAATTGCACAAAGCACATATGCAACATGGTTAAGGGACGACAGGATTCCACGATCTGATAAGATTCAGTTGTTTGCAGAATATTTTGGCGTTGATGCGACAAGAAAACTGTTTTTGTGAAAGAGAGGAAGAAGTTATGAAAAAATATCTTGTTGTGGTTGTTATGGCTTTCTCGGTTATTCTTTGCCCCTCCATGGTATTGGCAGAAGAAACATATACATTTACAGAAGATGAACTTTATGATTACGTGTATGAACAGGTTCACGAAGACCCCGCGGCATACATCACAAAGGAACAACACGCTCGCATACTAGCTATCTTCGCCAAGCGCACACGGAGCACCAAGCGAAAAAAAGTATATCTGTTCGCAGGGCTTATCAAATGCCCTGTATGCGGAAGAACTATGGTGAGCTGTACCATGAACAAGAAAACTCTTGGCTACCGATGCAGACACCATTACACATACCATTGCACATTTATCCACACCATAACCGAAGAACGCATAGAAAGCTTTCTCCTTGAAAATATAGGCTCGATGCTTGAGCAATACCTGATTTCATACAAAGAACAGAACAAAGCGAAAAAAAAGCCTGACCCCCGGAAGTTGGAGGACAGGCTCTCTCGATTAAACAACATATACATGATGGGCAACATCTCTGACAGTGAGTACACGAAAAAGGCAAACGAAATAACGGCTCAAATTGCCGCTATAAAGTGTGCAAACAGCAACGACCTTCCAATCCCCGAAGAGTCCATAAAACTCCTGTCAGACAAGCGATTTGCCACCTTGTACGCTGACTTGCCACGGGAAAGCCGCAAGGCTCTGTGGATGAGTCTCATTGATTCAATCGAGGTTGAGGGGCTTTACCCGAAGCAAGTCTTTTTTATCGGTCAGGAAAGCCTCTAACGTACATGACAGTTCTGTTACGTAGATTAGAGGCTATGAAGTCCGAGCTGTGGTTTTCTTACGTATCTTTGCCGTCTTGCTCTTGAAACTGGAATCAATAGGGGAATCCCAGTCTTTCAGATTGACAGCACTCACTTTGCCACTATTGGACAGTGCGTCCTTTACATAGCTTTCCCATGACGGCATGTTGGTCTTCTTGGTGGAGGTAGAAGCACTTCCAGAACGTCCGGAACGACGACGACCACTTCTACCATAGCCGCCCCTACCTCTGCCAGAGCTGACTTTGTCCAGCTTGACGAAGCCAAGGTAGTTCGGGATACGTCCGTAAGGATTCTTTGCAGAAGATCCCTTGAGGTATTCAAACAGGCAGGCTTTTTCTGCATTGGACGAAAGCCCCAGACTGTTTATGTAATTCACGAGTTCCTTTTTGTTCAGCTTGCCGTTGCCGTCTTCGTCGCACTGGTAAACAGACATAAACTTATGCTCCGTCAAAGACTTAAAGGTGTATCCGAAATTTTTCAATCCCACTCCCATGTTGGCTTTCTGTTCACTCAACCCAAGTGCACGGTATGTACGCTCCTTGATGTTAAAACCTGCGGCGGAAACAGCTTTGTTCGCAGTGGATGTTGAAACTCCCGCCTTGTTTATGCCGGATGCGATATTACATGAGGCATTAGTGAATTCTTTTCTGTTGCCGCCAGAGTTGAGATACTCTTTTGCTGCCTTTACTTTATCTGTATGGATCCCATAAGCTGTAGCCATTTTATCGTTTCCGGACAAAGCGACCGCCATTGCCTTGATATAATAATCAGAAGCGTGCGATCTAGCAATCAGTTTCTCCTTCTGAATGTAAAAGTTGACAAACTCTTTATCCGTACCGCCAAGCATTTTGTTTGCTCTGCGTGCTTCTTTGTCGTTTTCTTCATTCTTCGCGATACGATTTGCGGCAAACTTCGCTCCGTAAGTTTTCAGGTCAGCGCAGGTCTGTCCGATCCAATGAGAGCTGTTCACTTCGGACGATTTCATTTCCCACGTCATGTTTTTGTACGATTTAGCATCAATCATAGTCTTTATGACACTCGCCTGCTGTCTCCGGCTTTCTTTTCCGAATTTATATGCTTCATCATAGGTCATGCGTTTGCCGTTGCCGAGATCATAGCTTGGATTCCCGGTGAAGTTGTAATAGAAATACTTTTTGTCGTCGCCATCCTCCATATGATTGTAGATAGAAATGATTTCCTTGTCCATTTTTGTGAACTTGATTTCTTTTGTGGTGGACGGGTTTACAAACGAATGCAACGCCCGAACAACAATGTTGTTCCCAGTCTCCACGTCATTTCCGAATCTATCCACTTTCGGGTTGAGCAACTCATTTCTAAGCACCGGGACACGGTTTATCATTTTTCGCCGCCACGAATCCCACGACCGAATAAGAGGGTCTTCCTTGGTAGAACGTGTATCCCTTACCTTACTGTCAAGTGTGCCAGCTAACTGTGAGGATACCTGCGGTACAAAACCATTAAGATACCCCTGCGGTACAGACCCGAAGAGAGCCTGAAAGGCTGCGCTGCTCCAGTCAGCTTCGCCGTTGCCCTGATGATAGGCTTGGTCCATGAACGTTTCTATTGTGTCTTTCGGGCCGGACATGAACGACATATCCATCATCGGTCCCGTCGCTGCCATCAGTCCGTCCCAGATATCCATAGGCTGAAAACCATCGCCGGTCAATGTTTCCCATGTCTGCGCCCCCATAAAGAACGAAGTCTGCATCGGTGCTAACCAGTCAATGGTCATGGAATACTCCTTGCCATTCCACAAGTGAATGTTCAGTGAGTAGTCCTGATACCCCATATCCCGGTCATAATATTCATCGCCAGAAACATTTCCTACCTTTACGGTAACAAGTCCGCACTCTGCCATTAATGCGCCTAGTCCAAAAATACCTGTTCCCGTAAGCCCGGTAGCAAGGTCATGAAGTCCCTGCTTGAACAGCTCTGGATCAGTCTGTTTCCATAACTTCGTAGTAGCTATGACAATCGAAGCAGGGGAAAAATCAATACTTCTCCTGAATACATTTACCGGCGTTTTTACAAACGGAATAGCATATTCTAATACAGTGTTAGCAATTCTGTATCCTGCCGTTCCGATACCAGTTTTGCCCTTTGCGCCTTCGGTCTTCTGCTTCAATCCGGTAAGCCACGAACTGAACTTTGTCGTGTCTCTAAAAGTTGCGTATTCCGCCTTAGCGAGAGCGTAATTTCTTGCCTCGTTTTTCTGCTCCGCTGTCAGATTTTTAATATCCCATCCCTTGGATTCACACTTCCGCACGTAGTTCTTTCTGAACTCTGGTTTGAAGACCAGCATATCTTCCTTTTCCAGAAGTTTATAGTTGGCATTTACCAGCTTGCGTAATGCTTTCCATTCGACTGCAGTTACACCTTCCGGTCGTGTAGATTCAATATACCTATTGACACTTCCGGCATTGTCGTACGCTTCTTTAAATTCGCTGTCCAAGAGTTCCTTGTTCTCTTTGATTGCCCTATGGTTCACCTTTACCATGTCAACTTTGCCACCCAGTTTTTTGATGTGGCTTTTTGCAATTTTGTTCATGATAATTTCCAACCCATCGGCCGCGCTTCTAACTGCTTTGAAGGCATAGTTTCCAACAATATTCCTCTCATGTGTTTTCAGGTTTCCGAGCATGGACAGATGTCTGATTTCATTGAACTTCTCAAACAGTGTTGCTGGTATCTGTTCCCAGATTTCCCTGCCGATTTCATCCATCACATCCGCGACTTCATCATCGCTCGCATTAAGGATGCGCTGCACTTGGTCTTCTGTCAGCTTCAGTTTACCGTCTTTCATCCTGCCGCCGTACCTGCTGTTCAGTCGGTCGATGTCTTTCAGAGCCATCCGTATTTTTCCTTCTGGCGTAGTTTTAACCAGCAGCTTTGCCGCGTTGAGTGCACGACCGCTGAAAGATGCCAGCTCGTTAGCTTTCTCCAGTACGTTCATCATCTGTTCTGCGGCAGCCTTATCCCCAGCCTCAAAACGTCTGGAAAGTTCTTCTGACAGTGCCCGGGCTCTTGCGAAAGCAACATGAGCATCTTTATCCGGCAGTCCATTCAGCATATCAGTGTCAAGGAAGTTTTTGTAGCACCGCATGAAATCGTCCGTGATTTCTCTTTCTACGTATGCTTTGGCATCTGCCTGTGTGTATCCTTTTGCCTTGTTGAACACGCCATCCGCAGCCTTTTCATCAAAGATGGTTTCCAGCTCCTCTTTTCCTTCAACGAAAAGTTTTCTGGCCTTAGTGGCATTACGTCCCATCTCACCATCAGAAGCTACTTTGCGAACGTCTTTCATAATATCAGATACCGGCGGATTTTCTTTCTTTATCTGTTCCCCGGCAGTCTTTGCCATAACGACTTTGTCAGCATTGTCGTAAGCTGCCTTAGACTCTGCCATCCAGTTTTCCTGTGCTTTTGGATCTTTTTCGATTTTAGCTATGGTCTCTCTCTGCACCTTGGATACAGGCGTGTTCTCTACCATATCCATAGCCTTCTGCGGGCTTGTTCCCATCTTCTGCAGCTGATCCAGAATATCATCATCTGTGAAGCCGTTTTTCCGCATGGAGTCAATGTGACGCACGATTGCTTCATCGTTGGCTTTCACCATCTGCCTTGCTTCTTCGGATTTTGCAATCGGTTCAGCAGATTTTACATTATATGCCCCTGCGTCGATTGCTTCATTGAAGTTTTTAACAGTGGCATCTGATACTTCTTTACCCACACGTTTGCTGATATACGCTTCGTTTGCCGGAACTTTTTCTCCGAGAATATCTGTATACCCATTACGCAGCCGTTCATCAAGAAGCAGCTCGATTCTCTTTGAAACAGCATTGTCAGCCTTAGAACCGCCTTCTATAATGTCATTTAGCCCTTTTTCAATCTGCTTATAACTATACTTGTACTCGTCACGCAGGAATGCTATATCGTCGGTAGTCATTCTGGAAGTACCAAAATATCCGCCGGAGTATCCGTTGTTCTCATTTACAACAGGTGAAAAAGTCTTTTCGCCTTTCACACTCTCATTAAGGTCTCTAAGCATTATCCTTGCTTCGTCCTGAATGTGTTCCTTTAATTCCGGGTTTTCATTCGCGATAGCTTTAACATTCCTTTTCGAAACATCCTTCATGGTTCTCTTAGGTGCAGGAGCACTCGCTCCGGAACGTTCCTTTACTGCATTATAGTTATCCAGAAGCTGTACCGCTTCATCAAACTGTGCCGGTGTTAAATCATCAAATGACTTCGCATTAAAGTAATTCAGAATGTCTTCCTGCGAAACGGCTCTCGTTGTAGCCGGAACGTCTTCTGCTTTCAAGTTTGCAATACGTTCCGCATTGTTTGCGTCACGCTTTGCTACGTCTGCCGCTGTGAGAGACTTCACTTCTGGCAGGGCTGTAAACGGTTTTTCCTGCTTTGCCCGAAGTTCGTCTACCGCTCTCTGTCCGGCTCTTTCAGCTACCGTGTTTCTTGCCTGTGCTACAGCTCTTTGCAGAAACTTTGACTCTGCTGGAGTCAGCTCAATTCCAGATTTCTGTTTTGCCAGAATTTTGACGGTCTTCTGCATATCCTTGGATGCCAGCTTGCTTACAGCTTTTGTTCCAATATCCAATCCGCCGCCGACCACGAGGTCCATCCCTGTATTCATTCCAAAAGTCTTTGCAGCTTCGCCCCAGTGCACCTTGCCGTTATCATCCGTCGCTGTTTTGATTGCATCGGAAGCGTTGAGCGGGGACGATATAGTCGCATCCGCCACACGACCCGCCACAAACCGTTTAAACGCCGTTGTGCCGTTCTTTTCTGCGGTTTTGGCAGCATTCTTCGATGCGGTGGAAATCATCGCTCTAGTCGCATCGTCAAGCTCTCCACGTACAAGCTTCTTTGCCGTGCCCTTACCAGTTACTTTCAGTCCGGTCTTTGCACCGTTCTTTACCAATGCCTTTGAAGTCTGCTTTGCTCCCATCTTTTTCAGCACTGCTTTTGCTACGCCAGATTCTCCGGCACCCAGTCCGCCGCCGATGAAGAATGAGCCAACCTGTCCGCCCATATACCCGGCTTTATACGCCTTGGAATTTTTCGACTTCTGGTTCTGGTACTTTTCTGCATTCGTGTATGTTCCTGAGCCCATTCTATCAAGCTCGATCGGAAGTAGATTCATACCCTCCATAGCACCATGTGCAGCTTTTCCTTTGTGCAACGCCGCAGTATTCAAACTACCTACTGTCTTGGCAAGATACTTTCCTAGTGCCGCATTCTTCGCTTTAGTACTAGGCATACGCTCAGCGTTCTGCAGGCGCAGATACTCGTCACTGGTAAGATTGCGGTATTTCAACCTATTCGGCAGTGCCTTGTCGATTTTCTTGTCGATGCTCTTCTTTGCATACGGCATGACCTGCTTGATAACCTGTTTTTTCTGTGCTTCCGAAAGATTGCCGTATTTATCCTTTTTGCTCAGCTCCTTATTGATTTCGCTGTATGTTGCTGCATAGGCGGCGGCTTTTGTCAATCCCCTCTGCATGCCGTTATTCGTCTTGTAGGATTTGGTCTTGACCTTTGCACCGAGAGCGTCTATCTTTTTCGCCTTTGCTACAGCTTGCTTACCGTCAGCACGCAATTTATCACGCCAAGTAGACACCTTCTTTTTCTGCGCTGCAACCTGCGTCTTCTTATTTCGCATCTTGGTAAGCTGTAAAGATGCCTGCGCCACTTTCTGTGCCGCCTGACGCTTTCTTTTTTTTTCCTCTGCAGCTTTTGCTGCTGCATTCTGCAAAGCTCTTACTGTAGCCTGTGCAGCCTTGGCAGCATCAGCAGACGCAGAAGTTTTCTTCTTCGTGTTCTTTGGGTTTACCCGCTTCGCTGCTTTCTTGGTCTGTTTTGCAACACGCCGGACAAGAGAGCCGATAGAAGCAAACGACGTTTTCTTTTTCTTAGCCATGATTTACCCCTCTCTAATAGCCTTTTGCATATGTGGTAAGGTAATTGATTCGAGCCTGAATGATTGCCCTTTCCTGGTCTGTTGTTGCAGAACTGTAAGCTCTCTGCAAAGAGCCTGTGTCATAATAAGCACCATACTTCGCCTGCAAAAGGTCAAGAGCAGCAGCTTTATTGTCCGCCTGCTGGTTCTGTGCGAGCTGTCTATCCTCGGCTTCTCTCTGTTCAATGTAATTGATTTTCGCCTGATCCGTTGTCTGCTTATAGTTGAAAAGGTTATCCGCCGCCTGTGCATCAATGTCCTGCAGTGCTCTGGACTTTTCCTTGTTCATGTCGTTTCTGTTGTTCTCGTAGTTTGTTGCAAGCTTTAAATGAGACGTCTCTGTTGCCCCGCCTCGGATACCGGATTTCTTGAGATTCTCATTCAGATTTTTCTCATTCTGCATCCGGGAAATGTACGCTTCTTTCAGCTTTGAATTATAATCTTCCGTGGTCTGCTGTTTCTTTTTCGCAGTATCCTCTTCATTCTTTTTCCTGTACTCATCGTACAGATTGTCATATCTTTTTAACTCGGTTTCGTATGCCATGTTATCCTCCAAAAAAAGAAAATCCCCGGAGTTTCCCCCCGGGGCGTATTCTGTTTTATTGAGAAGCTCGCTTCCTCTCATAGGTTTCAATTTTATGTTTTACGTCCTGCTTATACTTGTACGCATCTGCAAGTTCTCCGTTTGGTTTCTTCCCGTAAAGGGTACAGTCAACAAGCTCCTTTGTGACGCAGAACACGGCGTTGAGTGCCTCAAGGGTAAGTTCCTCCCTTTCTTCTGTTGCCGCGTGTCTCTGCTCTACTTTCTTCTGCTGATGTGTGACTACAAGCATTGTCAGACCGGAGAGAATCGACGGGACCGCGGCTATGATGATTGCCTGAATAGTTGTCATGATTCCTCCTGTCTACACGTTGATATGTACGGATGTACCCATCTGACGGGTATTGGCATAGGCATATTTTGCTCCACATTTATATGCGTAGGATACTACCTGTTTACGCCCTGCGGCGGTATCACAAATGCCTTTGATATAAATATCTGCCGCCTTGCCCTTCTTGTGGGAAGAGTTCTTATTGCCACCCACCTGTGCGTTATGCCGATTGCACCGCTGCCCGGATCTGATATTGACCGGCCGGCCGTAATGCGCCCGGATCTTTTCCAGAATGTTCAGCAGCTTTGCGGACGTATTGCCCGCCGGGTAGCCGTTGCAATATCTGCCGCCGCATTTACACTTAAACTCGCTCTTCTTAAAATGTGCGGATGCTCCACCGGATGGCGTTGATACCGTTGTTCTGCCAGGCGACGTACCGCCGCCAATGTATGCCGTGCTGCCGATCTGTGCGCAGATCCATCCGGACGGGATCTGCACCCACACCTGATTGCCTACGGTCTTGACCGCCTTCGCCGTCACCCGTGTGCCGTTTTTCAAAACGGCGTAGGTGCCGACCTTTGCGGCTTTTTTGCCGCCCGCCGTCAGCTCCGACCGCTTTTTCTGGCGGTAGTTTGTTCCCGGACCCGTCCGTACTTTCAGTCCGGAACTCGCTTTGATCGTATATGTTTTCCCAGTACTAAATGCCATGATTACACCTCCTCTTCCAGACAGTCAGATCCATCACCGTCTTCCTGGAGAGCCTTCTTATACCCCTGCGCCTCCTTGGCGGTTCTGGTGATGTTGTTGTTCTTCCACCACACCCAAATAACTGACAGCCCTGTTGCGATCTGTAACGCGATGTCAGAAAATGCCGATTCATCAAACGGGATAGGATTCAGCCCCTTCGCTGTCAGCACCGTGTTAAACGCCAAGATCGCCGCTACCAGCAGCCGTATGAACGCTTTTAGTGTTTCATTTTTCATGATTTACACCTCCTGTTTTTTCAGTAACCCGATCAGTTCATTGTACTGATCTTCCGTGATTTTTCCGGCTGCAAAGAATACGTCGATTCGTTCTTCCGGCCCTTCCGTTTTCCCCAACTCAATCAGTCTTTTCAACACTCTGTATAGCATTTCATGCTCCTTTCTACTCGGTCAGTCCGAGTTCTAAATTGATAATTCTTTCTTCGTGATCTACCAGCATAGAGAGCGTATCCTCTTCCGCCGTAGGCTCTGGTTCTGGCGGATCAGGCTTCGGCAATGGGTCGTGGATGAATTGCCCGTTTTCGTAACGGTATTCTGTTACATCCCCGTCTGGGAACGAGTCGACCACATTATCGTATGTCTGCCCGTCAATGCAGGGGCAGACGGACATGATGCGTCCGTTTTCACCTAAATTTAACGAATATTTTTCCATACGCTTAAATCACTCCTTTCACAGCAAATATTTTTACTGGAATAACAAATGATGGTCGCTCAACTGGATTTTTGTCCGTATGGTCTTTTGAGTATCCTTTACCAAATTGAATCCCATCGCTTCGGCATACTACTCCCCTAAATGCTGTTCCTATGACTGTACCACTGCTTGAATAATCTGTATTATATGGTGCATCCATGATGTATGCATTGCCATCACACGTTAGTATCGCCACTTTCCACAAATTTGAAGTTGTTGTTATCTTAAACACCACAAGAATAAAAGATGCGTCCGTAGCATTCAGCTGAATCGTTTGTTCAGGAAAATAGCTTTCTGGACTTGCATTCGTCCACAGTTTCTTAATGCCAACTCCACCTAGTGCTTTCAACGCTTCGGTCGCAGTTGTCTTGCCAGTGCCGCCTTCTGTGATACTTAGCGCTTTGTTTTCCAAAATCGCGGCTCTTGCCGTAGTCGCTGTAATAGCCCCTGTACCACCTTTATCGATTGGTTGTACTTTGGATTCTTCTGCGGTCATGCGAGATTTTAGGTCTGTAACATCGCTTAATGCTCCGTCTACCTTGTCTCCTATAGCGTAAATACCGTAGATTTCCTCCCACACACCTTCACATACAGGTACTGTGTACTGGATAGTTCCATCTGTGAGAGTAACTTTTGACCGCATCCACAAGTACTTATTGTTTCCCAGTGTAGGCGGAGTTGCCGACCAAGAACCGCCATCAAGAACAGCGGAACTGGAAGACAGGTAATACTCCCACGAAAAGTCACTGACTCCCACGCCCTTGACATTTCCGATAAATCGTTTTGCCATTTTTTATTCCTCCGGTTCTATGTAATAAAGATTTCCTGTTGTTGCATCGTATTCAAAAGTACCGACTTTCCCTGACGGTCCTTGCGGTCCGGCAGGTCCTTGTATTCCCTGCACGCCTTGCTCTCCCTGTGGACCGGTTGCTCCTGTGTCACCCTTTTCTCCCTGAATGCCTTGTATCCCTTGGATGCCCTGTTCGCCTTGGATTCCTTGTTTGCCTTCGTCTCCCTTGTCACCCTTTGCGCCTTTCAGTGATGCAAGCCACGCTTCTTCGTCTCCGACAAAGCCGTTTCTCACAGCAACTTCATACGCAGATGCTCCGTCGATACCAGGCGGTCCCTGCTTACCCTGCGAAGACTCTTTCAGTTTGTCGATAGCCTTTGCCAGTTCCGGTATGGATGCGTTATAGTCTTTTCTGTTTAGCTTCATACCATCACTCCTCATAGAACAGGAAGCCTGTGTCCGACTCATAGATCAGATTCAGCGAGTTAACATCATGTCCGGAAACATACAGATTGCTGTCTCTATCCATGAGAAGCGTGTACGTTTCAACCTCATTATTGATACGATTCTTAGAGTAGTTCCCGATAGTGTACAACTTGACCACTTCCTGAACACCAAAGCTTTCATTGAGCAGGTCATTTTTGATGATGAACTGCAGCCGCTTATACTTCTTGAATTTCTTCTTGATGTAGAAGTCCTGCGGCAGGTCCGTATTCGTACCGGCAATCGCACCGATATATACAGGCTTGTTTTCGTCCGCTCGGATATAAACCTCTGCCGAGGTGTTCGCAATGCTTCTGTCAATTGACTGTATCGTCACCAGACAGCCTTTTTTCTGCATATTCTTAAAGTAGTGCGTCACGCCATCATTGTCCAAGATAGTTGTCCAGTGAGATTCTATCGGCATTCCATCATCATTGAACGCTTCGCTTCCGAACTCTGCGATGGACTTGAATCGGCAGAGTTTCCCGTCAGCTGTACCGAACCACAGCTCTTCGTTATGCACGCAAAATGCCGTTGCCGGTACATTCTCCCAGTAGTAACACTCATACTGCAAATTGGAACGCTGTGTTTCCCACGAGTTCTTCTGCGTGCCGTCCATGATGTAGCAATGGTCATTCACGCATAAAATATAAAAGCGATCCCATACTACCGACACGGAGTCTTTCAGGTTCGCTTCTTCTAAAAGTTTCTTATTGATATAGTAGCTTCGGTTCTGGACCGTAGCTGTTGCAAAGTAGTTTCCGCTCTCCGAAGACATCACCGCCGATATGCCGTATAATCCGTCCTCTGACAGGAAAATCTGCTCCCCATTGAGTGAGTTAAAGGACTTCTTAGAAATCGCTCCTACGCCCGTTATAGACTGTCTCACAGCATATGTGGAGTTTTCATCAAATGTCAGCGAGTACGCCAGAAATACTGTACTGCTTTCCGGGTTCGATTCTTTGATAATACCGAGGTACTCTCCAAGGTCAATCAGTCCCATAACTGACGTAAAATCGTCTCCGACTACAAAATAGCTTAAGTCCGGGAAATACGATGCGTCTTCATACGCAGAGTACCAAACATAGGACTTATACGTCCCCGATGCTCCAGACAGGAAAATCCGGCTGTTGTAAACCGATGCTACCGTACACTGTCGGAGCTGTTCTGCAGCAGGGCTTGTTCCCGTAGCGGTATACTCTATGATGATATTGTCTTCCCCGGTCACTACAGGTGGCTTAGCCGCAGAAAATGTGATTTTCCCAGTCGCATAATCCACGGTGTACCCAGATCCCTTTGTCAGCGTCTCATAATCGCCGGAGCTATTTTTTACCTTTACGGTCTCCGTACCGCTGACAATCGGCGTAGATGTGTAAAACTCCTTGGATTCTGCGTCTCCCAGAAACATTTCTTTTCGTTTCCGGGTAAGAAGATTCACATTTTCATACACTGTACCGCCGCCGGATGATGTTCTACCGATCAGTGTTGTTGGCACATACGGCTGCACTTCCTTGAAGTAAAACTGCTTTGCACCATCCACAGTCTTAAACGTGTACTCACGGAGAACATTGTCAGCCAGAATGTAGAACGCACCGCCAGATATAGCATTAAAGAAAAATCCCACAACATCCGAAGCTGGATCACTCAATGTAATAAGTGCCGCTGTGTTATCTGCGAGCCCATTGTAGATGCCGTTTCCCTTTGCATACAGAATGTGAGATTGTCCGCCATAGTCAAACGACCACATTTCACGGATCTTCGCCTTCTGTTCTGCGTCTAAAGGATTGTATTCAACCTTCCATCCGGTACGCTTGTACGGTACTCCGCCATCATCCGGGAGCATGTTCAGTGCGTCAGGGCTCCTTCTCTTGAAAACCTTTGTTGGATCAGTGGTGAAATCTATGCCCTTAAAGTTCGAGTATACCGATGTATAAACTTTCGGCTCGCTCGGTGTCTGTATTGGCATCTAAATCCCCCCTGACATGATCCTTGCTCTCGGCTTTTCTGCACCCATCTTTATTTCCTGTACCAGTCTTTCATACTGGTTGTAGTACGACACCGCCTTGGCGTTTTCATCTTCCATCCAGATATAATAGCTGGCCAGAAGCGGCACAAGGTGATGGACTTTCAGAGGAAGTTCTATCGGTGCAGAATCTTCCGAATCCAATGTGAACGGTGTGTGCGCCCTCTTATAGAACACTTTGAACGACCCCTTCACACTGCCGTCCATAATCAGCACCTTGTCGTTTTCGATTTCAAAGTCGTTATACTGCTTATATACGGTAGGACCCACCATGACTGGCGTATCTGCAAACTCAAGGAATCTCACAGTGCCGTCTTCATCAGCAGTCAGTTCTTCCATGTCGTAGTACAGCAGGTCGCTTTCTGTACCGTCCTGTTCAAATTTATACGTTCCAACATTCGGCGTTACTATGAGGTTGATTTCCGTGATTGCTCTGTTTATCGCATTCGGCACTACTTCGTCAAATTCGTCGATTTCTGCATCTTCTGCAAAACCGAGGTCTCTGATTTGTGCTTTCAGTTCTCCATAGTTCATAAGTAACTCCTATTTCTTACTTCTTTTCGCCGGTGTGCCTCTCTTTCTTGGCTTCTTAGGCTCTTCACTGCCATTCGCGTTCTCGGCTTTCTGTCGTTCCTTTTCGACCGCCTCCATGAACGCCCACCGTCTTTCACGCTGTCTTCTCGTAGACATGGTATCCTCCTAAAAAAATATGGGGGCTATGCGCCCCCGTATCTCTATACTTTAGCTTCTACCACAGCGATAGAAACCGCTTTGTCGGACGTAATGCGGATTTTACCTGCATCTGCACCGGATACGTTCTTGAAGATCGTAGAATCCAGAGTGAACGCAGCTTCTGTACTCTTCGCAACAATAGCGGTAACATCATTTACCCCGCCATAGGCGTTGCCGTGATGCAGAGTCAGAGTCGCATCATCAGACGAAGATGCATTCTGAACCAGAATTAAAGTTCTCTGGTCATTGTAATCCGCTGTAATCACGGCAGTATCACCAGCCCCAATAGAGGTTCTAGTGAACTTCGTTACCGTATTCGGTTTTGTTGTGGTCTGCTTTTTTACTGCTACATCTGCCATTTTCTATTTCTCCTTTCTCTACGCAATCTTCATACGCAGGTTTACGATTTCCTTTGGAGCAGTGACTCTTCCGTCAAACAGGGAGAATCCCTTGACACGATCCTGGAAGTAATCTCCCGGTCTGTCTGCTTCCAGATGCAGGTAAGCATCAATAAAGGAAATGGCGTTATTAGTCTTTACCTGAATGTCACATACTCCTGTAGAGGAGAAATGCACGTTGTTGGAAGCTTTGATGATAGCACCGCCGTACATTCCTACTCTGCCGTTTCTCAGCATTTCAGAGTTGTTGGTATCGAGGTCAACATATGCCTTTTTCAGCAGCGTTACGACTTTGTGCGGTACAGTGATAGTAACTTCGGTATCTCTATCTACATCGTTCTCCCACAGGATTTCCAGTGCCTCATCAAAGTAATCTAAGATGTTGGTGTATGTAACCAGCGCAGATGATTTATCGACGATCTTCACCTGCGGATCAGTAACCAGTCCGGCAATGAACTTGTCCTGCGCATTCGCAACCTTATCCTTTGCCTTTGCGGCGTACTTTCCGATAAGTCCATCTCCGCCTTCTGCCTGTCTCTTGTCGAGATCGTCAACAAAGAAGTTGAAGTCTCTGTACTCCATGATCGGGATTGTCATGGATGTACCCTGTACTTCCTGTGGAGCATCCAGCTTATGGGTTTTACCATCGTTAAAGGACCGCAGGTCAACATCTCCCAGTCCCAAAACCTTTACAGTATCGCCTGCATGTCTTGCGATACCTTCGTATTCGCGGTTTGTGTTTTCTGCGAATACCAGCTTTCTTTTGAGATCATCTTTGAATTTCTTCGCCCAGACCTCAGGAATAAAAGTTTCTACAGACATTTAAGTCTCCTTTCCTACTTGCGTTTCCACTTTGAGAATGACGCAAGTATCTTATCAGCATTTTTGTAACGTTGTTCGGATGTCATAGCATCCACCTCTTCCTTCGTAAAGAAGTCCTTTTCAGGTGGTTCGCTATTCACTTTGCCGATTTCCTTTGGAGCAGACGGAGTTGTCGCCGCCTCTTTGCTCTTTACGGCAAAGTACGCATCAGTGGCGGAAAGCCCCGCCTTGATGTAACTTACATAGGATTCTCCAAGCTGTTCACAGCTCGTGATAGAAGGGTCAATCTTCTGGATTTCTGCAAGGTCTTCTTTCATCTGGATTTCAGCCTTTGCAGATGCGACTTCACCTCTCAGTCTCTGGATCTCATTGTCCTTTTCTGCATTATCCTGTTCAGCAGAAATCAGAGCCGCTAAATCACTTGGATCTAAATCCATGCTTTCTGCAAGAATCTCGATATCTCCGTTTTCTCTGCCCGTCAGCCGAGAAATGGTACTTGCTCTTGCGTTCTCTCTTGCCTGCAATTCTGCAAGCTGTCTTTCGGCTTCTTCCGCTCTACGTGCATTATCAGCAGATTCTCTGCGGATTCTTGCCCACGCTTCGGATGCGGAATGACCATCGTCGGGTGGTGTCCCCTGACCTTCTGTCTGTTCGGCTACCCCAGACTCGTTTACGCCTTCTGTTACCGGCTCGGCTACTTCCGGTTCGTTTACGCCTAAATTTTCAATATCCATAATTTTCTCCTTGGATTTTTTGTATTAAAAAAGCGGGCTTATTCCCGCTCTTTTATCGTTGATTCAGTTTCTTCTCCGGTAGGTGAGTATGCTGTGCCGCACTCTTTGCATTCCGGATTCACGCAGGCATAGAAAAATGTCTCCACGCCGTCTTTTCTTGAAATTTTATCTAACAGCATTTCGCTGTTGCACTCACTGCACCGCCTGTTCACTGTTACCATCTTGCGCCTCCCATGCTTTCTGTGCCGCCTGCATATCAGCTCCATACGTCGCCTGCAATCCTGCGGCTTCCTGCTTCATTTGCTCCTGCTGCTCGAGTTTTCGTTTCCGGAAAACCTCCATCAGTTTATTTTTCGGGACAACGCTGTTATCCGGTGCAAGCTCGACGTACTCCTTGAACGTGATGTGCTGTTTTTCAAGCATACTGTCAAGTGCAGTCTGCTCCGCTTCCTTTGTCCACGGGTTATCCTGCGATACGTCGATTCGGATGTCCGGTTTCATGTTGTCCAGTTCTTCTGTAGTGACTCTCTCTACAGTCCTGTGAGATTCTCCTATATCATCCGTAGTATCAACGGCAACATCGAAGCCTTCCGGGTGATACACTGCCCAGATTTCAACCCATAACTTGGCGAGATCCTCAACAAATGTTTTCATCTTCGCCACCTGCTCATTCAGCGGGAGTGCCGCCTGGTCACGGATAGCGATGATTGCGGATGCCGCAACTCTGTTCGGGTTGATGTTACCCATGGCAGTTTCACCAGAACCAGACAGTTCCTGCGAGTTTGAAAGCAGGTCGTCTGCATAGTTCTTCGGGTCAGAGTTACTCTGCGCCGGATTCAGGTATGAAATTATCTGGTTGATGCTCTGCACGCCCCCAGACTGCATCTCAATAGGTGCTCCCACTTCTCCGAGTGCCTCTGGGTTGGTGATAGCGTTACCGTCGTATGCGATTCTCGGGAACGCCGTAAGCTTAATAATCATGCTCCGGCGTGCTAGGGTCTTGTTGATTTCAAGCTGATTTGGGATAAGCTGTGTTACCTCGGAGATCCCTCTTGCACTGTTCGGGTAATCTTCCCATGAAATTTTAACAAGCGGATAGAGAGTAAGTCCTCTGCCCGGTTCGCCATTTGCCAGAGTTACTTGTATTGGATGCTCCGGCTCGAAAATCACGCTTCTTGTGCACTGCGTTACATGAACAATGCCCCCTTTTTTCTCCATATGGATAATACACGTCACCTTGGACTCGTTACTGGATGAGTCGTTTGTGACTTCGTCCCGGTTTCCAACAAGGTTTTCCGTGTCATTGTCTGCTGTGATCCTCTTTATCTCGCTCTCCGGTATGTTGTTCAGTCTTGCTCGCTCCCTGACAGCTCCTACGGTAAGCCTCTGAACTATGATGATATACGGCTGCTGCTGTATGTTCTGATTAGACTCGTCGCCATAAAGCACCGAGGTATTAGGCAACCGCTGCATATCTTCGACATTTCCGGTCCCGTAATACTGAATACCGTCTCCGGTGACCGCTGAATCCTTTGTGGTTGCCCAAAGCTCCATGTCCATGTTGGATTTTTCCCAGCATCTAGCAAACATAGCATTGAGTTTGCTGTAAATCGCCATGGTTTCTTCTTCCTCCCTGCCTTCTGCGTCGGAATACTTCGCTACCATGTTGTTCTGTGATACCGTAGAGACTTTGTGCTTGATGGTAGGCTTGATGAAATTTAAAAACGGCAGTTCTTCACCGCCGCTCTTCATGCCTTCCCATTGATTTCCGGAATAGAAATTCCATGCCTTGTTTGTTTTGGGTATAAGTTGTTTATTTGTCAGATATTCCATGCCTTTTTCGTACCGTTTCCAGTACTTTTCCGGTGTCTGCGGAATATCAATGTTTTTCTTTACAGGGTTTGTCACTTGATTTCCTCCTGTCCATTGTCTGTGCCGTCATATCGGTCTATATTGGCTAAAACAGAGTTGATTTTTCTAATTTCTGCTTCCTGTTCGGTCCTCTGCTTCTTCTCTGCCTTAGTCTCCCTGTGCTTTATCTTGGGAGCATCTACAAAAGCAGGCACTTCCTCTTTTTCCTCAACTAATGCCAGTTTCACGCCGTATGCGATGAATTTAACCACAAAAAACGGTAAAATCATCAGATACACAACGCAAATTGTCAGCAAAATATCAAATAACATGGATCTTATCTCCTTTTCCTATAGATTTTGCCTTGTTTATCCTTTTCGGGATGTTGAAATCACCCCTCCGTGCCTGCCTCATGGTCTGCCGGAAGGTACGTTTATGAATGAGCCTTGCGAGTGCCTGCGACATACTGTCAACCATATCGTCATGTGCTCCGCTAGGAAATGAGGCGCACTGGTCCATAAACTCCCATGTGAACTTCTTATCCCTCGGCAGATACACGCATCCGGCTTCGATCGCGAAGGAAACATGATTAACACGAGCCTCCTTACTCGCATCCGGCTGAACCGCTATAATTCCGGTCAACTGGTCCCTAAGAGTTTGTATAATTCCGGTACCGTTTGCCTTATCTTCTATCAAAATGGCTGTAATCTGCGGATATTTCGCCTTTACAAGCTTGATTTTTCTTACGGTGTTCGGGAAATCCAGATGCACATTGTAGCAATCTATGAGGTAATACCGGTTTGCCTTCTTCCCCCAGACTTCGATCGCTACATAGTCGTTTTTCGCCTGATCCTTAAAGGCAGCATCCACGGACATTATCATATTGTCCATTTTTAGCGTGCCGTTCTCAAAGTCGCTGTAGTCGTAATACTGCCACCACTCACGCTTGAGCATATTACCTTCTTTTGCGGTAGGTCTGCCCTGATACAGTGCATTCCACGACCGGATACCCTCCTCCGTCATGTGAGCCTTCTTGAAATCTGCCAGCCAAGCGTTATCCTTGCCGATTTCCGGGCAAAGCGCATCCCCCGGTTTTCTGCCTAAAGGATCGTCTTCTTCTGCCTCGCACGGCAGGTTGATAACCGTTGTTCTATCGGCGTACCTGTCCATGAGTCGCCCTGCAAGATCGTCTTCATGCCACCTAGTCATGATCAGAATGACTTTCCCGCCGGCAGAAATACGGGACTCGATAGAGTCGATATAATCGCTCCACTTCTTGTTTCTGTCCGTCTCGGAGTCGGCTTCGACTCTGTTCTTGACCGGGTCGTCTATGATTATCAGGTCAGCCGGGTTACCAGTAAGACCGGATCCATAGCCTGCACTTATCATCACGCCGCTATGGTTCGCAATTCTAAACTCCTGTGCATTGGCTTTCTTTGGGTCCAGTTTGACACCGAAGACTTTCCCATAAGTCTTCACCTTGTCCAGATTCTGCTTGCCGAATCTCTGTGCAAGGCTATCTCCGTAGGAAACCGCAATGACTTTCTTGTCTGGGTTCCGCATCAGATACCACGAAGGAAGCGTCGCCGTTATGGTTGTCGATTTACCATGCTGCGGCGGAGTATTGAGAATCAGTATCTCATATGCCTTCTCCGTTGGCTTTTCGATGAACTCCTGCGCTTTTTCACACAGGAATTTATGAAATTTACTCGGGACCCATAAAAGCTCATTTTCGCTCCTGCCGTCGTTATGAACGTGGTAGCAATAGAACTTGTAATTCGCCTGCACGTTTTGTAAATACACATCCTGTGCTGTCAACATGATTTTACATACACCCCGCTTTTTCAAAAGCAGTGAAAATCTTTGGTAGCTGAATTGCCAGCCAGTCAACCATTTCTTCGTGTCTTGCCCATCCACAGGAAGGAACGCTTGAAGAATCGGACAAGCCGCTTTCATTCAGGAAAGCATGTATCAACTCATGTCTCAACGTTTTCTTCCTGTATGTCTCCTGTTCGTTTTTATCCATATGCCTAAAGTATTTTTCCTCTGACATATCAGCAACTACGATCAGTTTACCTTCTTCCGCGCAGTAGCCAGCGAGTCGTCCTTCTTCCAACGCGGAATCCTCTGATACCTTGTGCGTTTCAATCGTATATTCTGTTCCCAAGACATCCACTTTCATGTCATAACCTCCGTTTTTCGCCCTTTGGAGCTCCGCACGGGATTTGAACCCATATCTCCAGATTACAAAACTGGCATTCTCCCTGATTGAACTAGCAGAGCAAATTACAGGGATGGCAACTAGTATTCAGCGGCTGTCCGCCACTGGCTATCCCCGATCAGGTGACGGGTGGACTCGAACCACCGCCCTGATGAGTTTTCACTCATCCTCTCTTCCAACTGAGCTACGCCACCATATTGCCTCGGTTTCGAGGTAATTAAAAAAGAGCCCTTGCTGGACCCTTTTTATATTTTGAAAAATTTTTTCCGTGCGTCAGAATTTGATGCACCTTTTTCTGGGGGTTACTTACGTGTGTGGTGCCCCCCACACCAATATTCCACTGATAGCCCGGTCGCTCTGGGACACCGCCTTCCATTATATATAGTAAGAAGTGGTAGGCGGATCAAACCGCCTTCCTTCCTTTTCTTTTTTTTCTTCCTGCTCCCTCTCTGTATGTGGCGGGGTGGGGTGGGGTGGGTACCAGTTCTCGCCCCTGCGTGTTGTATGATTATGCAGTGGGTTAGGTGAAAACCCCGGGTTTTAACCTATATTTCATACATCCCATTGTATAACTATGCGTGCATCATACCCGCTTCATCGGCTGTCCCCGTTGCAATCACTGCGTTTGAAGCGGTTCGAGTCATTTTCCCTTTAGAATATCTCAACTATGCCGATAATTTACATTAAGGGAATAGTTGCCCTCTTTCCTACATTATAAGGCTATTTCAGTAAGTCTATAGCCCTCTTTGCCTGTTCTGCACTGGCTATGACTAGGTTGTTAGTGACCTGCTGCGGTTGGCTGTCCTCCTGCCATCCGTGGACGGCTTTCAGAGAGAAGATGTCCCCCACTCGACCTTTGGAGTATAGCCGTTCCTCGGTCTGTTCCTCCACCCGCAAGACGGCTTTTTGCAACGCCTCCGAAAACATGATAAGCAGTATTTTCCGCCCTTCGTCGTCTGTAACTGTAGGAATGGCGCCGCCGTTGGCGTCGTCTAGCAGTTCATTAGGTATACTGTGTAGGTCTATGTATTGGAAGAGTAGGTGGTCATAGTCCCCGCCGATCATTTCGTACCAGGTGGATTTGCTGACCCCTGCCGCCCGGATCATTCCCGCGATTGTCAGCGGCTTGCTTTCTGCTGTCTGTTCGTCTATGTAGTCGTTTAGTCGCTGCATGATCCCGGTCAGGTCTTCCTGCTTGTACTTCCTCCCTTTGCGTCTCTTTTCTGCGATCTCTTTGTAACGCGCTACGTTCTCCGACTCTCTCCGGCTGATTTCTGCCAATTCTGCGCCGTTCCTGGGCTGTCCTGGTGTCCTGTTCCCTTTTTTGTGGGCGTTCGGCCCGTTGTCTTTGCTGCCCCTGTCCCATTGATTGATCGCCACGGCTTCCGCCCCCTTTCCTACATCTATATGAAAAAAAGACGATTTCCCCGGGCTGGACTGGTTGCCCGGTTCTTTTCGTCTTATTTCACATTACCATTGTACCACATTTTTATTGCTTCAATTTGAAGAAAACCGTTGAATTTTCAATGCTTTGCAGATTGTACGAAAAAAAATACAAGATTAAATTACAAAAATGTGTTGACACTCAAGGGTGTAAGAGTTAAGATATAGTCACAGCAAAGGAAAAAGCGAATACAGAGATCACCGGATGCGAGGAAATGGCATTAAATCCGGCGGGCAGATAAGACCCGACAAAACGATAAACGAATCAGACAACTAGGAGGTGATTCAATGGGAAAAAGAGAATACACCCCAGCAAGAGCCGAAGCAAACGCAAAGTATGACGCAAAGACATACAAAAAGATAAACATTGCCTTGCGGATCAAGGAAGACGCGGACATTATCGCAAGCCTTGAGGAAGCCAAGCAAAAGGATATAAGCAATCGTGAATGGCTCCGGGAGATTTTCGAGGGTAAATAAGCCCTCTTTTCTCTTTAGTGTACCCAATAGTACACACGGAGCAAGGAAGGGAGAAAAAACAATGAAGAAACATGAAATCACAATGAAAAAGATAACAAAAAGAATGTTTGGGCTGGTTCCCAAAACAGAGATTTTCAACAATGACGCCGGAACGTGCACAATCAAATGCAACAACGGAGGCAGATACACTATAGAGGCGGAAAACGGAGATATCGCAACCCTGACCGCCGGGGATCTGGTCAATAATTGGCATATCGTGTCCCGCCCCCGTTTCGTGGCGGAGTATTCCAACGACCACGGGGAAACATGGTTTACCGTTGCAGAAACCATGACATACGACCCACAGGAAACAGTCTGGGCAATCATGGACTGGTTAGAGTGGGACGACCAGTCCGACGTCTGGGTGGCAATTCTGGACTATGACACCCGGAAAAGAATAACTGAGGTCCTGGATCATGATGATCTGGACGGCCTCAATCATGGAGAAGACTTAGAGATTTTGGGGTAGAAAGGAGAAAAACCATGACATACGAAATTAGAGAAAACAGACAGTACAATTCACATGAAGTATACTTTGATGCTATCCCGCCGTTTGAAGTGCGGGATGCACTCAAAGGGTTAAAAATGAAATGGAACAGAAAAAAAGCCTGCTGGTATGGGTTCGCCAGCGAGTCCGAGTTGATCGCAGCCATTCAGGGACACGATGAAGCCACGGTTATAACCGATGGATACATGGGCGGCGGTGCTATTTACGGCAGCAAGTCAAATAAACCGCTGTACGGCTCAGACTTATCTAAAGCGATCCGGCAAGACATCAAGGCCGCAGGGATCAAGGGAGCGACAGTCTCTTGCAAGTCCTATTCTGGCGGGCAGTCAATCCTCGTTAAGGTCAAAGTGCATGATGAAGACATGGCAGACCTTGCAGAGTTCGCAGAGGATTACAAGGTAAAGGGTTCATGGTTCTACACCGGAACAGAACAGATCTTTGCGGACGACTACTACACAATGGATGCAGCGCAGCAGAAGGAAGTCCGGGAAGCCGCTGCAAAGTATGAGTGGGAACGCTCCCGGGATGGCATACAGATAAACAATTATCATTGCAGCAACTACCCGGTATACTCGCAGGAGTTTCTGGCAAAGCTCGAAGCGATCAATAGCATCGTTGCAGCGTACAGATACGACGAAAGCAACGGCATGGTTGACTACTACAGCACAAATTTCTATTACACAATCGAAACAGTGGGGGCATAAAGCCCCCGGAAAGGATACAACATGATAGTTTATATACCAACATACACCGGGCACGGGTGGGAAATCGTAAAAGCTGACACCGAAAAGACACTTGACGGGAAAAAGCAGTTTAGGCGGTTAGGCAACACGGAAGAAATCATTTACTGCGGGACAATCTACCACAGAGCTTACCGCACCGAAGCAGAAGCCTATAAATACATTCATAAGGAATACGCAGAGCCGCTGACGTGGGATGAAATGGAGGGAGAACAATGAAGAAGATTATAATCACAGTAGTCTTCACGGCGGTATTTACCGCCCTGCTGACTGCAGGGGTTATGGTCAGAACCGCCCAGCCTGACCGGATGGTTGACATCACATGGGCGGGCAGTACATGGCACTATGAATAGGAGGGAATACAATGTCATTAGTAAGCAAAATCAAGAACGAGATACAGGAAGCAGAGAAGAAAATAATTCTCTGCAACGCCCAACTATTGGACGCCGTGGAGCGAGAAGACGAGCCGTCTTGCTGCTACTGGAAAGCCAAGGCGGCTAACGCACAGGGGGAAATAACAGCACTTAATGATGTGCTGGACTGGATAGAATGGAACATTATCAAAGAATAGCACTTGACTTTACCGTTTGTATGGTATAATATATAAATATACCATACAAGCAGTATACCAAGGAGGGAAATATAATGTATAACAAAGAGATGCTTTATAAATTGGGACAAATTTATACGTCCTTATTACATGTATTAAACGAGGCGGGAAAAGATCCCTATCCCACCTCAAGTATAGTGCCTTTAAAGTGCTTTATGATGGTGCACTTAAAGGCATCATATATAGGTATTCCCAGATGGTTAGAAAAAGAAATCGGGGAATTTATGGATACCCTGGATGTGGACATAATGGACGAGTTGGAAACACCCGTTCCAATGAATCTGCGAGGGGCATGGGAAATCGGATGTTTCCACTATAAGGAGTTGGGGAAAATCCACCCGATCCGCACTATGCGGAAAAAACGGGGTCTAACCCAACAAGAACTAGCCGACAAGATTGGTGCAGAACAAAAGGATATTTCCAGGTGGGAAACATTTTCATGCAAACCATCCTCTGATAGCTTGAAAAAGTTATCAGAAGCTCTTGAATGCAGCATAGACGATATAGTATAGGAGGACAGATCAATGACAATCTACAAAGAGTGCATGGAGAGGCTCAACTCTCCAGAAGTAAAAGCGTACCGGGAGTTCATGGACAACCCGGACAACATCATGGAGTGCGACGATTGCCCAGAGAATACGGGCAATTCTCCGCTTCCATGTGGGCAACAGAACTGTTGGGTTGCCTGTCACTGCATAAAATAGCCCCGAAATGGTGAGAAGCCCCGGAGAATATCCGGGGCTTTTTCTTTTTCTCTGCTTAAATCGCCTTCATTTTTTTGCAGAAACACAACAAAATATCATATATTGGATTCACTTATATTATACCGCTAAACGGCAGTAATTGCAAGGGTTTTCCCTCTATTCGAAGTAGGTCTCTGTGATGATGCGCCGCAGACTGTCGATTGCTTCACGCCGCATAGTGTAGATACTCCGAGGGGTCACATTGTACTTGTAGGACAGAACATCCACGTTGTGGGATATGTACCCGCCATCGAAGAAAAAAGCGTCCAAAACGGCGTTTTGTTCCTCTGACAGGGTGCTCCGTCCGTAGGCTAGTGCCTCTTCGTACTGTTCGATACGTCTTATCTGGGATTCCAGCTTTATGCGTTCGGCTGCCACGTTTGCTGTGGTGTCGCTGATTTTCCCGGAATGCCCCGGGGAATCATCCGACCGTGCCTTGATCTCGGTGATAGCATCCAGTTCCGCCTGCAGCCGTTTCTTCCGTGACTCCCAGTGCTTGGAATCCTGCAGAAATTTTACGGTGTTAAATTCAACGAATTTATTCAATGCTATCACCTGCCTTTACACGCTGACCGAATCTTACACCCGGCTTTTTCTTCAATCCTATGTATCGAACAACCCTCTTTTTCGCTACTCGGACATGGACTTCCCACAGCCCGGTATCTACACTCTTGCAAATTTTTTCAACGACTCCGTCTGCTTGAAAATTCATGCTACCATCCTTTCATAGAAACTCCGGTTCCTCTTTCGATTGCTTTTCTCACATCGTCCCAGCTTGCAACACCGTTCGATATGTGATCAGCATAGCGGTTAGTTCTCTTGATGATCCCGCCCAGTTGCTCATCATCCAGCCCGACTTCGTCCATGACTGCAGCAATGATGAGCAGCCCCATACGTCCAAGAAGCTGGTTACTAACCTCACGTTTCATTTTTTCTACCTCGGACTTCCCTAGTACCATCTTCTGCTTCATGGGCTTTTTCTTCTTCACTCTTTGCATGGCTATTTCTCCTTTACCATTCTGACAGCCGAGCTTTCGCCCTCACGGCGATTCATCGCCAGCTCACACAAAGACTTGTAGCAATCTCTTTCTGCTGTCAAAACGGCGATTTTTTGCGTTATATTATCATCTTCGGTTTTTGCAGGGGTGGTATGCTCCGGTTCATCATCATCCAGAAATGACCCGAAAACCTCCCTCACTGCCTTTCTCATTGCCTCTTGTTCTGCAATACCGATTTTTCGGCAAAACGATACCAATTTACGATTGAACGCATAAGAAATCATACTGATAGACGTATATCTTACACCGTGCCAGATTACCCGTATCGTGCCTTCTGCTTCACTGGGCTTTTCGCTCAAATAAAGTACCGATGAATGATTGTTAAAAGACTGCAATACCAGCACGTCCTTATCGTCTGCTGTAGTCCAGATTTCCCCGGACTCCGGCTTGTTTCTGTCCATAGCATACCCTCCTTCTATGTGTGTGATTGCCTTATACGCGGTCAGATCCAGACACCCGGACCCGTTCCGCATCAGTTCCTTGTTGTTCATTTTTTCTCCTATTTCATAACTTCTTTTGATATAAGCATACAAATTACTGCCGATGCAGACATTTGATACATTTGTTTGAGCGTGTTCAACTGCTCCCGTGTTTCTGCGCTGATACGCATTTGAAATTTTTGTGTTTTCATCTTACCTCCTTTATTTTGTGGGCGGCTTTTCTGGCGTATATTTGGCGGTAGTTCATTATTTCACCGCCTCAATTTTTGCAAGCCTATTTTCAGCAAAAATGCACTGATTTTTTGATATTTCAGAACCAATCCAATTCAACCCAAGTTTTTTACAAGCAACAGCGGTAGTGCCGCTACCCATAAACGGGTCGTAAACAACGCCATTAGGTGGGCAATATAATTTCAACAGCTTTTCACAAAGTTCAGAAGAAAAAGTAGCTTTGTTGTATGGGCAAGAGCCATCATTATTTTTTGCTTCGATAAAATTATAAACATTTTCATAGGATTTTTGACCCGTTTTTCGAAGTCTTTTAACCATTTTGTTGCAATAAAATGTTTTAATTTCATTTTTTCTGCAAAGCACAAAAACAAATTCCCATATTCTTGTCAGTCTATTGGGCGAACAATTATTTGGCATTGCTGTTGATTTTTTCCAACAAATAACATCTGCGACAGTAAAATTTGTATCCGAAATAATTGTGTTTATTGCCTTAAAAATACCCTCTGTGTTTTCCGCATCGTAATTTATGTTATATAGTACACAACCATTTATGTTTAGAACTCTATCAAAATCCAAAAACAATTTTCTGGTAAATTCGCAATATTCGTCATCGGTCATATCATCAATATGTGTGTCATATCGAACATAATCGTATTGACCATCTTTAGCAGATGTGTTTTGGAGCGTGCGTGTTTTACCTGCTTTTTTGTTTGTATTGTAAAACGGAGAAGTTAAAATAACATTGCATTGACCGATTGGCATTTCTGACATCGTAACGAAACAATCTTCGTTGTATATTTTGTTTTCCATTTTTGCCTCCTATTTCATAACTTAACCGCCCCACCCCACAATGGAGCAGGGCATAAAACTATAACTTATTTGTTAGTAACTCTACAATCCTCCGCCCCGTTGAGCGTTTATCACAAAACAGCACTTCGATATTGTACGAGATATGCAACCGATACAGTCCTCGCAATCATCACAGTGACTCGCTCTTTTCGGGAGCTCCTCTATCGGCACTGTGTCTATTCGCTGTCTTATTTCGTTGTTTACAGCCTCTTCACTGCGCATCCTGTTAATCTCATCTATAACTCTCTGGTAAGCTGCCGGCTCTTTTAATCCTGCCGGCTTGCCCTCCGCTGCGTCTTTCCACTTTTGTAGTGTCTCAATTAACCTGTTCATTTCCACATCTCCTTTAATCTTTCATAAAACATATCCAGTGCGTATTGCTTCTTTTCCCACTTTTATGGCCAAACACTGGTTTTTCTTTTGTTAATGATAACACTTCGCTGACTTTAATGTCAGTTTCGTTCCATTTAAAAATCAAAAAACCGCCTTGTTTTAACACTCTAAAACATTCTTCAAACCCTTTAGCGATAGTCTCTTTCCAGTTAGACCGCAAACAGCCATATTTAATCATCTGATATCCTGTCGGCTCTGTATCTTTGTTTTTTATCAGATGTGGAGGGTCAAATACAACCATAGAAAAAGAATCATTTTCAAATGGCAAATCCGTAAAATCTGAAATTATATCAGGATTTATTTCAAAATATCGGCCATCGCAAAGATGCGTTTCAATTTTTCTTATGTCGCAAAAAGTAACTCTTTTGTCTTTTTTATCGAAGTAAAACATTTTACCGCCACAGCACACGTCTAATATCGGAGTTTTAGCTTTTATCATTTCCATAACTGTTTAATCCTTTCAATTTCATCGGGCGTTTCTGTTTCTATCCCCTGCAGCTTGCAGTCCTCAACTATCATATCTATTAAATGGCTCATTTCTTTGCTGTCGTAGACGGACGACCCGTAATAGCTTTTGATATTGTGATAGCCTTTTGTATTCCTGCACTCTCCCAGGTCCTCACAAATCCAGCCCACACCGTGACTGCCCCAGATACGCTCCCAATGCTCAATCTTGTCTTCTTTGACTGGTACAATCTCAAACGCTGATGTTTCTTTAATGTATTCTCGGTATATGTCGGTGTTTTTCTTGCCTAATACTGCGGCAAGCTTGCCGATAAGAAGCCAGCAAAAACTATTGGCATCGAGAGAGCGTTTATTTTTCGTTTTACCGATGTTTAGCTCGTATTTAGGTATATCGCTATCACTTAAAGACAAAAACGGCTCTAAACTGCGATATTCGCTCTTGGGAAGGGTGATTTCTAGTAGCGGAAACCCCTCCCATGTTTTATTTATTTTCAACGTTCTGATTCTGTAAATTAAATTTTCCTCATTCCAGTTTGTATACTGGCTTTTCAAATAACCCCGTATCATATCGCCTATAGCCTTCCAGTCGTAGCCTTCTGCTCTCAGCGCTCCTAAATCTTCAATCATATCGTCAGTCCGCGTCCTGTTCTTCTTGGGGTTGTCTAGCAGTTCATTCTTCTTCACCATCCTTGTAAGACTCTCTTAACTTCTCAAAATCGCACATTTTGAGAACTTCATGCATTGTTTCAACCGACATCTTATTAATTTCATGCATATTTTTACCTAACTTCACACCAGATGGCATTACTGTTGAGTTTCTTATGGCTGCAAAGAGCGCCAGTTTATACTGTTCTGCTTCCGTCAGTGCTTCAATCGCCGTTTCAAACGCAACCGCATAGTCCATTGGAAAATTCCACTCAACCTCTGCAATGGCTATTTTGATAGTTTCTATTGCTTCTTTATTTGTCATTCCTGCTCACCTGCTCCCGTTCCGCATCAGTTCCTTGTTGTTCATTTTTCCTCTCCAAATAGTAGCCAGTCAGCGGAAACACCCAGCGTCCGGCAGATTGCCGGAAGGTACTTTGCAGACATCCAGTTCCCATGATTGCACCAGTAACTTACGGTTGCCTGATTTACGCCTATGTGCTTAGCCAGCTCCCTTTGACTCATTCCGCTTTTATAGATAGCCTGTCCCAGTCTGATTGCTACGTCATTCATTGCTGTTTCTCCCGGCTATTTCAGCCCCACAAGCGGCGTATCCTGCAAGGTCGACGTAGTTATCATCTTTAGGCAGCCCCGTCTTGATACGAGCTATTTTTAAGAGACACATCATCAAAGCCACGTCCTTTGCAGTAATGCCTTTTCCGAGGTATGTTCCCCAAAGAGAAGCGATCAATGCAAAATTGTCTTCCGGTTTGCCATATGCGTCCTGACGGTCAATACATACCGTCTTTGCCGCCGCCTCCAAAATCTCTTTTCTGTTCATTATGCATCCTCCTTTAGGATTTTTTCTATAGCCTCTGCGAACTCCTCAACAGCAGAATCGTTACTGAAACATCCAATGTATTTTATCGTGTTGCCTTTCTGGATCACGAGTGCCGGACGTTTCTTTTCCGGCACGCTCATAGCTCCTATGAAGGTATCACCTTTTTTTATGCCAACTCTCATTAGATGTCTCCTTCCTCCCGGTGCAAGGAACGCTCCGCGGTGAACCCTTCCGGGTATCGTGATTTCAGTTTGTTAATGTTGGTCTGCATCACATCATCCAGACTAATGCCAAAAGCCGTACATGCTTCTGCGATCATCCACATGCAGTCTCCCAGTTCTTTCCTGACGTGCTCCCGGTCAACTTCATGCCCTTGGTACTCCTTCTGCAGGATTCCCGCAACCTCTCCAGCTTCGGATGCCAGCCCGAAGACTGCGTGACGTGCCATTTCTTTTTTCTGATCGTATGGTATGCTGCAAGTTCTCATTGCCAATACCTGATATTCATTTCCTGTCATTTTTCTTTTTCTCCTTTTCTCTTTCGTCACTTGATTTTGGAGCTCCAATTTCCTCAATACACCTATAATATCTTGTCATTTTCTTTCCCCCGGCTTCTTTTATCATCTCCGCCGCATCTTCGTAAGCTTTCGCCATCCATATAGCTTTTTCGCCATAATATTTAGAATTGGCTCTGCAGTTTTCAGCTTTCCTTAAAAGCTGCGCTTCAATGTTCTTCATTCTGCACCGCCTTTCAATTCATCCCACTTTTTATAAAGTTCCTCGTCGGATATTTTGCCCACCCATCGCAGCACTTTTAGCCGCTCCTGCTCTAAAACATTCTGCGTGTGTTCAATACCATATCCATGCTCACATCCAGCCATAAACGCATGCATTGAATGCATTTCATGTTCTTCTGCTGTCTTCGGCAGTGGTCTCTGCCTTTCATCATGTGCCTCCTGCCTTTCAAAATAGAAAACAACTTCTTTTTCGTTGGATTCAAAAAATCCGTAATCAACTCCAACCTTGAAAATATAGGAATCTCGTTGCAGCTTCTGTGGAATCTTTTCAACCATTTCCCGGAACGCTTTCATGGAGCTACCCCGCTTATAATGGTTGCATCGCCTGCAGGCCGGCAGCTCAATGACTATAATTCCTTTAGGTTTGCTTATCTTCATTCTCCTCAACCATCTTTCTAACCATCCGCACAACTTCCTCGGCAGCCCACTCGTTATAAGCTTCGTTCATCACGCCGTACGCCCGGTCAGTGCATACGATAACATGATATTCTCCCATGTTTGCACTAACTTTTCCCGCGTTATAATCTTGTAATGCTTGTACCATCTGGGCTATTAAATCTACTGTCGCACTCATTCTGCACCGCCTTTCACAATGTTGATTGCCTTGTCGTAGGCTTTATAGCTTGCTCCTCCGTCGCATTTATCATATGCCAAAAGTCTTTCTTCTCTCAGCCGCTCCAACACCTCCTCCAGATCGTATGCGGTGGGCTGCTTCCCCACCTCATAAAGCGCATCGCTAACTTCGCCAAGATCTTCAAAGCGTCCTTCAAGCGTTGTGTCCGCCGCCAATCTCTTCAAAGCTTTTGTCAATTTATCTGCATCAATCAGTCTCATCTTCTCACTCCCATTCACTTTTCAACGCATCCGCTTTAATCAGTTCGTAGATTATATCTAGTGCCGTTCTCCCATCTCTGTACCGGCAGTTCGCTTTTGGCTTCAACATCCTGTAGCCTCCTTCCAAGGTAGCTCGGCGATCTTGCGGGCAAGCTCGGTTCGTCTTTCTGGTGATTTAATACTTCGCCATTTTTGATACCAATTTTGTTTATAATGACCTGTTGGACCAAAACACCCCATTACGTCTAAGCCACCGAGAGGGCAAAGTTCGCATGGATCAAATACTACTGACGTAGAATCCACAAGACGCTCTTGCGCCTCATCGCAGGCAAAGCACATACCGATAGGTATACATTCTTCTGGCCAACCCTCAAAATAATCATCTTTCCTCTTCTCTGGATGTTCCGCAAGCCAGTTCCAGAGCTTACGGTGCTCCTTTTCGTAGTTAATCATTTTCATAACGTACTCCTTTTACCATCAAATAACCGTCCATTTCCTGCACCGCATCCACCGTAGTACGGATGGTGACTTCTCCGGTATCTTCGTTGATTTCAACCCGGCGGTCAGTGCCGGACGGGTTGGCACATTTTTCATCTGCCATAACCGTCCCGACACTGAATCCTACCAACATCCCTCCAAACCAGATTGCACACAGTGAGATAATGATTATGGCTCGTTTAACGGCGGTCATTAGTCTGCCCTCCGGTTCCATGCCTTAACGGCTCCCTCTGCTGTCGTATGCTCCACTGATGCGGCATGACATTGTTTGCATATCACCCACCAATTATGAAAACCCGGCGATTCCCTTCTCTCTGCTTCGCCACCGCAGAACGGACACGGTTTTAATTCTGTTTTAGGCTTAAATTTCAGCGTGTACCGTTCCTTGCATTCTACGCAAGGATACTCGTCTTCCCCCTTATGCTCAAAGTCGCAGTTTTCACAACTCTTCTCATCGTTATACAGACTTCTTTGATTCTCTGTTATAACTTCGCCATGCTCCACTTTATTTACCTGCATTTTTCACACCTCCTAAAATGGACAATCTTCCTCGGACATTGCCATGAACTCGCCCATGGTCTCTTCATTACGTGATCTTGTGCGACTCTGTGGTTGTCTCTCGTTGTTTTTCTCGCCCCATTCGAGGAATTCTACTCTATCTGCGATAACATCCGTCGTATAGACTGTTTCGCCGTTCCTATTGGTGAAGCTTCCTGTCTGGATCCTGCCCTGTATTCCTATCAGTCTACCCTTTGCCAGATACTTTTCGCAGTTTTCCGCCTGCCTGCCGAATACTGTTACTCGTGGGAAATCCGCTTTTTTTTCTTGGCCCTGTTTTGTCGGGCGGTCGATAGCCACCGTAAAGGTAGCCACCGCCATTTCTCCTGACCATCTGATTTCTGGGTCTTTTGTTAATCTGCCGATTAAATTTACTGAATTCATCATTTCACCCCCGGGAAAAATACACACAGCATAAACAGAATTACCAATGCGGCTGGTATCCATGACGGTGCGAGAACCCATACCCAGCTCCACGAAATAATTTTGCAGAGTTTCAGGACAATAAACACAATCGTCAATAATCCACAAAACCCGATACCACCACTTACACTTCTCTTTTCTTCTTTCATATGTACCTCCTAAACATCTAATATTTTCCCGATCCGAGTTCTTTCATTTCTTCCCTCAGATACCCTGCCAACTATCAGTCCTTCGGCATAGCCTTTGCTATATCCTTTTAATTCCGAGAACTTATCCACGCCATCCACTAACTGTGAGAGACTGTCCAGCCCTCGCTGGTCAATGATGAAAGAATTTGGTCCTTTGGTTTTGTACCAAACCTTTTCATCAAACATAATCACCTCGTCGATTTCCATTACAAACTTATCACCTTTTTTATACATTACTCCACCTCCACAAATTCACCGTTCTTTAACGTATAGAACGTATCTGCCTTGATTTTTTCGCCGTCAACTTTGGCGGATTCTACATGTTTAATGTGCCAATCATGCGCTTCATCCTGATACCATTCAGCCAAAACAATATAGCACCCAAGGGATCCTTTAGCTCTGCTCTCAACGCCTGTTGCGATTGCAACAGATTCTTTTCCCTCAACCACAGCCGCACTCTGGTATCCGGTGTTGGTAGCCGCACTCCGGTGTCCGGTGTTGGTAGCCGCGCTCCGGTCTCCGGTGTTGGTAGCCGCGCTCTGGTGTCCGGTGTTGGTCTCTTTTGCATTTGCCCAGTCAATTTTGTCCATAATGAACTTCACGCCCGCTTCGACGATCCCTTTGATTCCGATTTCCACACCAATGCGAATCTTTTTGCTGCACCGTTTGCTATCATCCCTTAATTCCGGGCTCACTTCATCCATTTCCACCTCGCAATAGCGGCTGCTCGCTGGTTCGTAGTAATTAAACACGTCCAACGGGTTTACGCAAGCATGAAACCCACAGCTACACAAATCCGCTTTCGTCTCTTCATACTCCTTGCCTACTTCATACTGAAAATCTCTGCATTTCAACTCTTTGTCGAATCCTTTATATGCTTTCATTGTTTTCTCCTTTAAAAATTTTCATCCAGTCTTCCAGCGTCATAGTCACCAGCCACGGCTTCCCGTTTTTCCGATGAAACACCGCCGGAAGTTCATTTTCCCTTGCGTCACTTTTCGCTTGCTCCATTGCCTTGTGGATGTTCAGCGACTCCACACGCTTGCACTCGATATGTACCCCAGGAAGTCCCACAACATCCGCATCGCCATTTGCTCCGCAGTATTGCTGTCCCCTTCTGCACTCGAATCCGTGCTCCCGGAGCACCGCTGCAAGTTCTCTCTCGCCCCGTGCTCCCTTCTGCCTGCTGTTTGTCATACTCAATCCTCCACTCCGTAAAACGTGAATTTGCTCGCTATGAAGATGCTGTTGACTTCTCCGGTAGATCCGTCCCGCTGTTTCGCCAAATCCAGAAGCATTGGTCTCCTGTCAGAATCCCATCCGCCAGACATCATCTCCTCTTCCGGGATCCAGTGAAGCAGTATCACGTTATCGGAATCTTCTTCGATGCTCCCAGACTCTTTCAGGTTGTCCAGTTTCGGTTTTCCCGTGCCGTTTCGGTTCACCTGACAACACAGGAGCACCGCCACATCCTCGACCATGGAAAGACGTTTCAAGTGGTTTGTCATGTATGAGAATCTACTCCGTTTATCTACAAACCTCTCGCCGGAGCACCGCATCTGCTCTAACTGGTCAACTACGATCGCATATGGTTTGTGCTTTCTGACGAGTGCTGCTATCACGTTGTAATCGTTCACCGATTCAAATATCAGGAAATTGCCCGATTTCTCTAACTGGTGCACCTTTTCGCTCTGCAAATTCAGTTCTGCCCAGTCAACGTCACCCCTACGCAGCCTCGACCTCGGAGTGTTTATGTATCGCAGGAACATCCGCTCCACCGTAGCTTCGGTGCTCATTTCGAGTGGGAAGTAAAGCACCTTTTTCCCTTGCTTGGCAATTTCCATCGCCACCTGCAAAGCGAATGCCGATTTACCTACCGCAGGTCTTGCTCCTATCGCTGTCAGTTCCTTCTTGCGGATACCACATAGCAGATAATCAAGGTCTCGTATTCCGGTATTCACGATTTCTTCCGTGGCTCTTCGGTCAAGTGCCGCAAAGTAGTTCGCACAAAAATCTTTTGCCGCCTCCGGCAGTGTGATGATCTCCGCCTCCTCAAACTTTGACAGTGTATCCTTGACTTCCGAAATCGGCACGTCCGAGGTGATGTTTGCCAGATACGAGCGAGCCTTATAGTCCATGACTTCCCCGACGGCTCTCTGGTAGTAGTAGTCGGTGTACTCTCCTGTCATGGTCATGAGCTCTGTTATCGGCAATCCAGATTCTTGAGATACCTTGTACGGTTCAGCTCCACACTTCCTGATAGCCGCAGCCACATGAGCCAGTTCTTGAAAATCCGCATCCTGTATCCGATCCATGTCTTTTAAATTTTTCCCGAGCACCCATCCGGCGATAATCTGTGACTCAATCTGTTTTCGCTGAGAACTCATACATCCTCCTTCCCGGCTCACGCAAATCCGCAATAGTCGGCAGATACCGGCTTGATTTCACGTGACGCATCAGAGCCTCTTTGCACTGGTCGAACGGAATGTCGTTCATCGCTTCGTACCAAGCATCAAATGCACTCTGCTCCCGTAGGAACTCTGGTCTGCTGTAAAGTTCTCTTGTCAGTCTTGCTATCTCCAAAAATTCAATTTTTTCCATTTGCACCCTCCATAAGTTCCTGCTCCCAGTCTGGCACGCTCTGACTGCTTGTCCTTGGCGATACCGCCGTTTCATTCAGGTATCCCTCGAACTTGTTCCCAAACAGTGTTTCCGGTCGGAGATATTTTGACATCTTCGGGTCGTCTCTCCACTGGGCTGCTTTTTTATCGATCACAGCTATGAAGTCGTCGAGTTTAAAGCCCTCGTTCAATCGTGCGTCGATTTTGCTTTTAGTAGCTGTCGTTGTGGATTTAAAGTCTCTTCCGGTCGCCTCGTTTAGGTGGTCAATCACGGCAGTATATATATATATATTATTTATATTCTTTACATTCTTGTTCTTTGCATTTGCCCTTTGATTGCCCGTTTTCTTGCCCGTTTGCTCGCCGTTTTGTTTGCCCTCTTCTTGTTCTCCGCACTGGTACATCCCCCATTTTTCAATGGTTATGACGGAAAACCTGTTTGCCCTTTCGCTTGCCACTTCGCCTGACCATTTCAAATTGTCTAAAGCACCTCTTACCTGCTTTATGGTCAGCCCGGTTTCTTCCGAAATCCTACGCACACTAGTTGCAACTTGACCGGGCTTTAACGTGACTTTTCGGTATGTCGTCTCTTTGTGCGTGGCGGATAACAGCAGGTGTATGAAAACGATTTTTGTTTTGGTGTCTGAATACCATTGCCACTCCATCATCCGGCGATGCAATTTTATATATCCTTCTGTCCCCATAACTGCTTCAACCTCTCCAATTCATCCGGTGTCATTGTCTCTATCCCGAGGTCGTGTGCCTCGTCTACGATGTAGTCAATGAGCCGGGACATTTCCTTGCTGTCATAAACGCTTGAACCCTTGTAGAGTCTCATGCTCACAACACTTTCAGCCCCTGCTCTGTAGTGGTGCTCGCAGAACCATCCGATCCCGTTACTGCCCCATGATGCCATCACCGCAGGAACATCTCGTGCAGAAAACACACCGTCAATCCATGCTCCGCATTCTCTTACCGCCTTCCGGTAAACGTCCTCTTTCGTTGCTCGGATTTTATCGGCGATTTTTCCGCAAAGAACCCACATATAGGCGTTTGCATCTAACGACCGTCTATTTTTCTTTTTAAGCGTCAAAGTATATCCGTCGATGGATTTATCCTTGAGCTTATTAAAATCGTTTACAGCTTCACTACGGGGCATTCTGAACGCTATCCAGACGGACATACCCTTGTCTTGTATCGCTAAGCGATCAACTTTTGTTTCGATCATAAATAATTCCTCCCGAATTCCTCTATGAAATCCTCTCTGGTCCCGTGGTTTTTTTCGAAGTCTTTCTGGCACTCCTGCTTGAGGTAGGTGTCTATCTCTTTCCAGTTTTCTCCGGCAGAAACTCCGTTAGGATGAAACTGCGGTGCAAGCGGAGCAATGTATCCGTACTTCTCACACTTCGCACGATTGAAGCCTGGGAAGCAATGATGGCGTTCGACTCTGTCAGAACCGCTGAACATGCAGTGTTCCATATCATCTGTGAAGATGCTCCATAACTTTTTCATTCCGGCAACCTCCCCTTGTCCAAACACCTTGCAAGGTACTTTACCGCTGGTATATATTCACCCTTGATGAAGTGTTTGTCATATTTTATCGGTGTGAATTTTATCCGGTTCGGATCAATGACAACTTCGTCCGTGCCGTCCTCCGAGTAGTACTCATCAGGATAAAGTGGATACGATACTATGTAGAGCTGTTTGAAATCTTCAAAGTGCTTCTGGTATACGTACATTTCCACCTGTGCCTGCCGCCAGTAAGCGGTGGAGACCTCGAAGTCCTTTTCCCCTTTATGCGTCTTGACCTCGTAGATAGTACCTCTGAGGTCTCCATCGTAGTTTACGCGGATTTTCTTATCCTCAATGAGTAACTGCCTGTCAAGGTTCATTTCCTCGCTGATAGAGCGTAAAATGGGATGCTCGTACCTGTTTCCGGCCTCGGTGAATATCGAGCCGTGAAAGTCAGGCTCCTGCTCTCCCATCTTGACCGCCCACCACTGACGGAAAGTCTTGGTGGTACGGTTCTTCGCTACTACCATGCTCGTATCGGATGCGCCGAACCAGAGCGCACGATCCATGTTGTGAATCATTTTACCGTGATCCTCACATATGCCTTTTTCTTTGTACGCTTGTTGTACTTATTCATAACTTCGTTGTAGAGATCTGGATCATCCTGCCGGAAAGCCTTTGTGTCCAGTGCCACCGACTCCGTTTCTGCGATATGAGAGATTCTCACGTAGTCGTTGTCTATAGATGCGATTCCGCTTAGTTCCATTGCAAAAATCAGGTCGTCCTTGATTTTTTTCTCCTGCTCTTCTAAAGATTTCTTAGCGGCTGTCAGCTCTCGAAGCCGTTCAAATACCGCAAGGTTTTTCTGCTCAAACGCAGTCATTTCCGTTGTTTTGGTTGCCATAATAACCTCCTATAAACTCTGCACATACTCCAAGCACTTCTGGAGTCTATCGTCTGTCAGTTCTTCCAAAGAGCCGACCTTCACCTTCTTGCATATTTCAGCAACATCCACTCTCTTTGCATCGCATAAAGCTACGATTTTAGTTTCAAGTTCTTCTCTGCTGAACTTCGGTGCGGACCGTTTCGTATTATCCGTTTGAGTATTTTTCTTCTGCTTTACTCGCTCGTCAACACTTCCATCTGTCTTGTCCGGCAAATCTTCTCCGGCGTATATGTAAAGACCTAGTCCGTGCCTTGCTACCGCTTTTGTCAATGAACGCTGAATTGCCTTGTTTACATCGAATGAAGTGACTATATCAACCGGAATCGACTTGTTTTTATAGTCCATCACCGGAAGATACTCGATGTGCTCAATTTCATATTCATCCGTAACAACTGTCACTCCGGTTTTTACCCAGCAATATCTACCATCGGTAAAATAGTTCCACTCCAGCTCATTTTGATAAACTGTATAATAGCTTTTCGGATAGATTTTTTTCAGTTCTTTCCAAGCATTTGCCCACGCCAAATATGTGAGTCCGTTTTTCTTTTCTGTCATGGCGTTGCAATCTATTCCATTTAACTGTTCAAAGTAATTCATTTAATCCTCCGTTTCCGTGAAAGCCACGATTTCGCTCATGGCTTCCCATTCACCCATCCCTGCGTCCACGAGAGCTTGTCTAAACTCTCGTAGTGGTTCTGTTACAATGCTCTCCCGGCATTCTTTGCAAAGCGATCCCGGAAAGTCTGATGCTTCGTTTCCGCACACCGGACAAGCGTAGACTTCCTCAAAGTCGTCACCTCCGCAGTACGGGCAGGTCTGTTCCACATATCCGGTGTCCTGTTCCATCGGGCTTCTGGATGGGTTTTCGAACACCCCTCCGCAATCTGAACACTTATACATTGACCTTGCTCCAATCCGGATGGTACGCCCACGCAATCACATCTTGGAACGCATACATCTCTGCTTCTTCCTTTGTGTTCCGGTCATACGCATTGAACTCATTATGTTTTTTCGAGTAATGCAGTGCGGTCATGTGGCAAATTTTTTTCGACTCGTATTCATGTGACCAGATCGCAATTACGTCGCCGCTTTCTCTCGGCAGTTTCTCGTCCACCGAGAAAAATTCAAGTTCTATTTTAGTTGACATATTATTTCCTTTCTGATACCCTAATTATAGGTTTTTGTGAGATGCGCCTGCGGAATTAGTCCAAAGGTGCATTTTCTTTTCCTTTGAAAAGTTCCCGTGTTTTCTTTTCAAGCTCCGCTCCTAACATGAGGGAGTGAAGCATAAATTGGAATTTTCCCATCTTCCCGTATTTATACATGAGACGCACGGATTGGTCTTGGATGAACTTGTCAATCTCCTTTGCGTCCACGCCCCTTAAAAGTTCTTCTCCACGTCTGGCAAACATGATTTCGTCCAGCATCTGGATTATATACGTTTTGCCTTCTTTGCTTAATTCTGCCATTATTCATCCTCCTTCAACATTTCTCTGCACCATACCCCTACGCTGACCAGAAACGCCAGCGTCAGTACGCTATAAGCTATATCCATCACTGCTTTTCACCTCCGCATATCCGGCTGTTCCACAGCCTGTCAGTTATATCTTTTATGAGATACCGCTTCTTTTTCCCGAACGTGATGTAATCCAGACCGGAAACGACATCCCCCAGAGTGTCATTCCCGCACCCCAGAGCCTTTTTTATCTGGGACTGGGTGATGAACACTCCGCCGGAAACCTGTTCAAGTTCCCTTTGTATCGCTGTTTTTTCCATTTTGTCTTCCCGTTACGCCCTCTACCGGGCACCCTGTAATAAAAACACATTCGCTATGCAAGCAATTTTCGCAATGACCAATTAAAACTAACAATGTAACTCTGTATATTCAGAAAGGAGGTCAGGATGCCCGACAGGGGGCGCAACTTATTAAATTGTGGTATAATCTCTTTACCCGCAAAGGGTAGAAAGAGAGGTCTCCATGTTTTACTTACGACTTTTGCAATTACTCCACATCCTCAACGTCAGAAACCGTAACCGTGCATACGACGGCAATCTGGGTGACTTTGCCAATATCGTCTACGACAACGTCGATAGATTCTGTTTTAACAAGCGTTTTCGTACAGAGGTTGAATCTCTGATACAGGCACTTGCTGACTACAGATGCGTTAAATATGGTGTTGAGGACGGACGAATCAAGAAAGTGATTCTTACTCACGTTGGAGCACATTATCCGTCATACATATTTCTTGCGATTTGCAAAAGTGTTGTGTTGCCGATAATCGTTTCCGCTATTACAGCACTTGTCACGTCACTTATCACCGTGCTGGCCACTACATAAGGAACAGCCACAGAAACAGTGCGTAAAAAATTGCACCTATCGTTATCTGGCAAGGCAGAAGCAGTCTTTTCGCTATTCGCTTATGCCTTGCTATCCACTCATGGAGTTCCTCGGCGTTCATCTCATATGGACTCTTTCGCTTCCTTTTCATACTTTCACCTACTCCTTACTATCCAGAAAATACTCAATGGGTACATCGAAGTAATCTGAAAGGATTTTCAGCTTGTCCAGTTTTGGGTTGCTTCTTCCTGTCTTCCAGTCGGAAAGACAACTTTGCGGAATGCCTGTCTCTTTCGCAAGCGCGTACTGGGTCAGCTTTTTCTTCTTCATTAACTTTTCTATCTTTTTGTACATTCGCTCTCCTTTCTACCGTTTTTGTGGTATAATGTTTTTTGCCCGAAACGGGCGGAAAGAGAGGTGGTTGTTTTTGACAAACATTTTGAGTCCGCCCCGCACCATTAGCAGAGTATGCTCTGTCAAAATGTGGCGTAACGAGATAGGGTTAGCCCTCCTATCAACATCGCTGGGAATCGCGCAAAAATCCACGACACCATACTCTCGTTGCACTTGCTACGGGGCTTAAAAACCACGTGTCCACCATACGTAAAAAAGTGCAGTCGCAGAGGTGTGCGGTGCTATACGTATACACTCTGCATTTCGACCTATGGTTATAAAGTTGGTGGCAAGTAGCACAATGTGATAGCACGCATTGTGCTTTTTTGTTCTCTTTCCATTCAAAACGCATTTACGATTGACACTATATCGCATTTGTGGTGCTATGAGCTTGTTTAACGAGTAAATTAAATACGATGCTACTGTTTTATCGCTTTCGCGTTTTTGTATTCTCATTATAAATCACATTTGCGATATTGTCAATGGTTTTTTATTGTATTTGCGATTTTTATGTGAGGGAAATATGAACGAGATATTGCTACGTATAGAAGCTTTGCGAAAAGCAAAAAAGA